AACCCAACACACCCAACACACCAGGCGGAAAGTCGCGAAATAGAAGGCTTGAAATTGTGTGGGGTATCGAAAACCAACCCAACACACACCCAACACACCCAACACATTTTTAGTCGGATTCATGCTGCAGCCGCCTTGATGTGGTCCCAGTTGTCGACGTTCCAGCCCGCCAGGCGCGCCGCCGCTCGCCAAGCAAACACCGCCTTGCCCAGGTTGGCTGCACTGAGTGATGGGGGCTGGGAAGCCTGATCATCGCGAGGAAAGAAGAACGCCCCAAACTTGCGGTTGTTGCCGTCGGTCCAGGGAATTGCCCTGGTCTTGTCCACCTCCGAGCCAATGAACAGCGAAAACTTCGTCTGGCTCATCACGTGCTCTTTGTTGCGGTGGCACCACTCCAGGAACATCGCGTAGATATCGGTGGACAAACAGGCGCCCCACATATCACGCCCCAGCTCGCCGTATTGCCAGAGGAACAGGAAAGTCTGCCAGCTGGCTCGACTCAGTGCCACCAACCGCTCACGCGCATCAGTGCTGGGCGGCCTGGTGCGCTGGTCGAAATCGCCCAGGTCAATGGACAGCAACCACGCGTACAGCGCCGCGACGCCTCCATTCTCCAGCTCTCGCCCGACGGCCTTCTGGCGCTCGACCGGAAGAGTCTCCATCGGCCAGAGCACCAACATTCGCCGGTCACTGGGCGCGATCGGCCAGGGCATAATCTCGTTGCTGAGGAACGCGGCGTTCATGTGGTTGGCTTCCTCCCAACCGTTGATGAACTTCGATTCCATCCGAACCGTTTTGCCGGTCACTAGGTGCTTGATCTTGCCCACCTGGTTGTAACGCTGATCACGACTCACGACCTCTTCAAACACCGCCCACAACTTGCGGCTTTGCCAGGCGTTGAAGTTGCTTTCGAGCTGAGTCTGCCCGACCGTGGCCGCGTATTGCCCATAGAGCAAACCGAACGCATCGGCGAACAACAGGCTTTTGCCCGAGCCCTCCATGGTCGAGTGGGCCAGCACCGCTGTGTCCATCTTCGCGCCCAGGTGCTGCAACGGGTACGCCAACCACTTCACCAGCCAATCGCGTGACGACTCGTCGTGGTTGCACAGGAATGAAATCAACCACCGCAGGTTCTCGCAGGCCGCATCATCGCGCGCAGGCTCCATTGGCAGCCCGTCGAACGTGTTGATGTAAATGTTTGGATCCTTGGTCATCGTTGGGTCGAACACGATGTTCTCCACGTCGACCACACGCCGCTCCGGGCTGTTCAACCACATACCGTACATATCACCGAGCGCCATCTTGACCGCGCCTTCGGCAACCCGCCGCTTCTTTTCCCGGTCCCAAACGTCCTTGGTACCGTCGATGTACACATACCGTTCAATCGGCTCCAGGTTCAGCGCACCGCCCTTCTTGCCCGCCATCTTCCGGGCCTGCTCGATCTCCTTAACCTTGTCATCAGAGATCAGCTTTTTGAGGGTGTCGTCCATCCACTGTTTCGCCAACGGCTTACCGACACGGGCCTCAAACGCGGTTTTCTTCATCACTCGGGCTTTGTCGAGGTCCCACACCTGCGTGGTGCCCTCGACCAACACATACCGCCGGAGTACTTGCTCATAGGTGAGCCCTTCCCCCGCCCCCTCGTCAGCGGCAGGAGCGGCCTCACCGGGCGCCGAGCTGGAGCTCTGCTCGCTGGCATCCGCCGATGGGGCCGGGGGAAGATCCTGTGGGGCTGGGCGCGACGCGTGCTGCATACCCAACATCCGGGCGGCGTCCTTCACTGCCTTCGACTGGTCGCCATCGTGGTCGAGCAGGCAAAACACCTCAAACGCGTCATTCTGGTGACCGTTGGCCAACGGATCCGCACCGTGGTGCGAATAGACCTTGCGGTCGGTGACCGTCACACCTGGGAGCCCGGTGCTGCTGTGTGGATACAGCCACTTGTTACCGCGCTTGATGTAATCGTGGGCGCGCAACAATTCTTCTACATCATGGCACCGGTTGAACTCATCAATCACCGAGGGTTTTCCGTCAGCAGCTGGCGCACGCTTGATAGGTTTCGCGGCGAGCTTCTTCGGTTTCGGCGCCCAAGGGCACGCGGCCTCGGCGTTGCGCTTGAACACATCCCAATTTTGCCAAATGTTCAGCAGCTCGTTGGTAAGCACCGGCAGACCATCAGCAGCATTCGGCGGCGTACGCCAGGTGTACGGCTTGCCTGTGCCCGGGTGAATCGATGGCGGGAACACGTCCTGCACCAGGCCCGCACGAAGTTCAAACACCGTGAAGCGCTTGTATTCGTCAGCCTCGGCCTTGGCTGCCTCCTCACCGACAGAATCGCCCTGCTCTTTCGCGGCCTTGGCCCGCGCCATCAACCCTTTGTGAATCGACCCGTCAGGGTCTTTCTCGTTGGGCCAGGAAAGCGAGTGGCGAGTCAGCTCGATGTCATCCGGCATCTTGAATAGCACACGGAACCGCAATGGATTACCCACGATGGTCGGATAGACCACCGCCATGGCATCCAGATCGAGGCCCATCTGGTCGAACAAGACAAACCGGGCCCACTGTACATCGTCCACGTCCAACGAGCAGACACGGCTCGGCCCGAGCACTACGCCCAGGTTGTGATTTGGATTGCGCTGCCAGAATGCTTCGGCTGCAACCGGGTCGGTGATGTAACCGCCCGGCTTGTTCCAGCCCATGCCCTTCGGCGCCTTTTCGCCCGGGTCAATCGGGACCAGGGCAAGGTCAAAGGTTTCGATGTAACGGCGAGCCCAGGACGATATCGCTGTGCTGGTGGATTGCTCTCTCATCGCCGCCGCTCCCGCAACCCCTGGCAACTGACGCAGGTAGCACAACCCTGGATCGTCTGCTGACGAAGTAACGGGATAGGCTCGTCGCAATCCTCACAGAATTGCGCGCTGACGGAGCACGTTGGGCGCGGACGGCTCGCCAGTGCGAGCTGTCGGAAATGTTCAGCAGCATCGTTGGCGATATCGATGTCATCAGACATTGTCAGCGCCCTCCATAGCCTTGCGCGCACCAGCCATGATGCCCAGCACCTCGCGGATAACATCCATGCCGCGCTGTTCCAGCAGGAGGACTTCGTGGGGTTCCCAGATGTTGTCGGCGGCGCCGTCGTGCATGCAGGCCACGAACTGGCCTGACTCCTCGAGCATCTTGCCGACAGCCTTCAACGCATCAGCAGTTGCCGGTACCGGAATTGGCTTGTACCAAACGGCACCCGCAGGCCTGACCAGGGCATCCAACAGGCAAGGATCGGCGGTCAGCCTGATCACCTCTTCCATTTCGTCAGGATCCAGCCAGCGCCGCTCTTCGTCGTGCTTAACCTTCTTCTGCAGGCTGTCGTAATCGAGCACCATGTCGAGCGCCAAAGCGGTCACGCCGCCCCGGTAATCATGGGCCGCGCGGTAGATCGCTTTGCGCAGAGAAAGAACCGGCCCAGCGGCCGGTGATTGATCTGTTCGACTCATAACCGTAAATACCCCTTTTACGGTCTAGCCATAGAAAGGGGCACGCCCTATCCTACGACCACGACCGATGTGCATGTGCTGTGTATCGTCGTAGCTGGGCTGGGGGATCTTTGGTGAGAGGCCCCAGCCCAGCACCCTTTTCAAGCTGCTTGCAAGTCGACCGGAAGCAGAAACACGTCAGGTCTCAACTCGTCTCTCGGTACACCTGTCAGCTTTTCGACTCGCAATACCAGCTCAGCAGGAAGCTCCCCGCGCCTGAACCAGTACGAGACCAGTTGTTGCGAGACGTGCCGTTCTGCCGTCGAGACCAGCACCGCGAACGCGGCCTGGCCACCGGCAAGGCTGATGGCCTTGGCAAGCGCCTCACGCATGGAATTCGAAATGCTCATCTCAACCTCTTTACTGAAATCACAATCGGAAATTACAACTAATTTTGTTAATTCTCAACATGTTTTTATGTTTGATGAAATACAAAACTTTTTGTAGCCTCCATGAATGACTAAAAACCTCCCCACACCAAGTCGCTTGGCCCTGAAATTTAGGGCTCGGCGCGAAGAACTGGACCTGACCCAGGCGGATGTCGCCACGCGTGTCACCGCCCTGCTCGCTCCACCGAAAAAGCTCACTCAGCAGGTGTACGCCGCCTTCGAGGGGGGAAAGTCTCAGACGACGAAGCACGCTGTGAAAATCGCCCAAGTGCTTAGTCTGCCTATGGAAGCATTAGAGGAAGACTGGGAGCCCACCTCAATGGGCGTTGACCTTTCCAATGCCAAGCTGATTGATGCACCCATAACCGTATGGGAAGACGGACCTCCACTTGAAAATGAAGTCGAGGTTCCCTTGCTCAAGGAAATTGAACAGCCCGAAGGTTCTGGGCGCACGGAAATAAAAGAGCTCGGCACGGTAAGGCTTGGTTTTAGTCAGTCAACGCTACTCGGGATGGGAATTGAGCCAAGCAACGTGGTCTGTATCACTGTGTCCGGCAACAGTATGGAGCCAGTCATTCCTGATGGAGGTTTGGCAGGAGTGGACCGTGGCAGGACGGCCGTTAAGGATGGCGATATCTTCGCTATTAGCCAGAATGGGCAGCTCAGGGTAAAGATTCTGTACCGTCTACCACGCGGCGGTTTGCGCATGCGCAGCTTTAATAGAGACGAGCACCCGGACGAAGAGTACCCGGAGGATCAAATTCAGACGGAAGGGATAGGGATTTTGGGACGTATTTTCTGGTACTCGGTTTTACGTTAGTTGTGAATTAGAGGACAGAGCCCGCGCAATGCGGGCTTTTTGTTGTCCATAGCTTTAATTACAAATTTTCCTGTTGACCAAAAAACAAATAAACGCGTATTGTTTGTTCGTACCCCTCTCACCAAAGAGTGCGAACCATGCAAACGACACAGCCCAGCAACACCCGCTGCCCGGTATACCTGCACCCGGCGGCGGCAACCAGCCCCGCCGCCGTAGAACGTATCCAGCGCAGCACCGGCCTTCTGGTCATCGTCAATCTAGGTCGCGCCACCATTGCACGCGCCCCAGCGGCGGTTGCCAGCGATGACCAAGGCCCATGGGGAGGCGATGCAGCATGACGCCCCTTCTGATTGGCCTCACTGGCCGCGCCCGCTCCGGCAAGTCGACTGCCGCCGAGCACCTGGTCGGCACTTACCTTCTGGAGCACTACGCATTCGCCGATCCGCTCCGCGATGGCTTGATGGCGATCTTCAACCTCGACCCAACCGACTTCGAAGGTGACCGCAAAGAGCAACCACTCGCCTGGCTGGACCGCTCTCCGCGTCAACTGATGCAGTCGATGGGCACTGAGTGGGCACGCAACACCGTGCACCCAGACGTCTGGGTGAAGCTCGGCGAACAAAACCTCGACTACATGAGTAAGGCACTGGGCGCAGTGCTGGGATTCGTCATCAGCGACGTGCGCTTCGAAAACGAGGCAGAGCTGATTCGCCGGCGCGGCGGCACGGTCATCCATATATCTCGGTCCGACGCACAAGCCGTGAACCCACACATCAGCGAGGCCGGTATCGTCGCTCACCAGGACGATCTGATCGTGCGTAACAACGGCACAGTTGATGAATTCCTGCGCTTGCTGGACGTGGCATTCCTCATGATTCGCGAGCGCCGCCAGCGCGCCGAACAGCTCTCAGCCTGAGGCCGCAGCCATGAACCGCACCCTGGATCAAACCGCAGCTTTGCTCGGGCTCAAGCCCCGCGCCTTCCGCACCAGGTTGCGGGAACTAGGCGTGATCAATTCATCCGGCGACCTGGCTGCAGCGCACCGTGAGCGCGGCTTCCTGTTCTCCGACCCACGCAGCCGCTGGAATCCAACACTCAGCAACTACACCCACTACTCCGTGGTGCTGGTCAAGGAAGCGGGTGTTGAGTGGATCGCCAAGAAGCTGGACATCACCATCACCAACAAGGACGCAGCAGCATGAAGACGCCGAACGCTATCAACTCCGCTGTAGGCGCCCTGAAACTGGTGCCGATGTACCTCAACCACCCAACGGTGATCAGCCGCGCGACGCTGATTGGCGCCTCGGCCGAAGCTGTCGCGCTGCTGGAGGCATTGCCCTGCGTGTCGGTCGAGCTGGCCGAAGTTTTCCGCTGCGTCGACGCGGTGATTGCTGACGGCCAAGTCGCCTACGTGACGCCAGTGAAGTGCCCGGAATATCCGTACGGCGCCGTCATCGCAGACGCCGAGGGTAACGTCCTGGCAGCGGCCAAGGGCAAGAGCAAAGAAGGCCTCGCCGAACTGATCCGCCTCAAGCTGGTGCCCCGAAAGGAGGGGTATGGGGAGGAATCCGCGTGACCACCACCCTGGAACAACTCCGGCGCCAGTTCGCCACGCCGTGCCCAACCTTGAGCGCAGTGCGTGAACAGTACTTCACGCACATTCGCACCGACCGCTACCTGCTGAGCGAAATCAAAGCAGGTCGTATCGCGCTGGTGGTCAAGCGGCTGCACTGCTCGGCCCGTGCCAAGCCCGTCGTTTACCTCCACGACCTGGCCGACTACCTCGACGCCCAAGCGACGAAGCAAGCGGCCTGATTCAAACGGTAGCCCCTGCCGACCAGGGGCGACACAGCCAATGAGGCACAGCACATGAACACCAAAGCACGTCCCTTTATGGACACCCTGCGCGACATCGAGGCCGGTGGCCTACTGGACGAACTCACCGAGGCCCAGCACAGCCTGATCGACGCCATCCGCATGACCGGCAAGGGCGGCGACCTGACCATCAAGCTCACCTACAAGCCTGATGGCGGCGGCCAAATGACCGTGAAGGCCGACGTTAAGACCAAAGAGCCCGTTCTGGCTCGCGGCACGTCCCTGTTCTTCCTCACGCCCGAGGGCAACATCACCCGCCGCGACCCGCGCCAGCAGGAAATCCCGCTGCGCAGTGTCGAGGATGAACCCGGGCCTGGAGCTTTGCGCCAGGTCAGCCAGTAACAACCGCCCCACCAACCTCTCACCAAATCGTCACCCACTGGAGCACATCCAATGCAACAAGCCCTACAGCACCTGGTCACCCTGGCCCAATCCCTCGGCAAGCCCATCGCGGTCGAGGGCATCCCTGCGCCGCTGGCACTCGTACCGAACGGCGTCAGCATCGAAAGCCTGGAGCACCTGCTGCCCGCGCCTTCACGCATCAAGCAGAAGCTCACCGTACTCGATGCCGAGTCGTTCATCAGCTACGTGAATCGCTTTTCCACCCAGGCCACAGCAGTGTTTTGCAACGGCCCCGAAGGCCGGACCTTCACGGCGGTCATCGACTATCACGATCCAGCCGCACCCGCCTGGCGCGATCATGTCGCGACGTACCGTTGCCCGACCACCGTTGAATGGGGCAACTGGAAGGAAAAGGACCGCAAGCGCATGGACCAGGCCACCTTCGCCGAGTTCATCGAAGATAACGTGAAGGACATCACCCACCATCCCGAGCATGAGAACACCCCAAGCGCTGCCGACATGCTCGAAATCAGCCGCACCCTGGAAGCCAAGAAGAACATCACGTTCCGCCAGGGCACTCGCCTCGACAACGGCCAGGTGCAACTGACCTACAACGAAGAAATTGACGGGCGCGCCGGCGAAGCTGGCCAGCTGCGCATCCCTGAAGAGTTCTTCATTGCGCTCAAGCCGTTCCTCGGCGGCGACACCTTCTGCGTGCCCGCCCGCTTCCGCTACCGCATTCAGGAAGGTCGCCTGGTCATGTGGTACGAACTGGTGCGCGCCGACAAGGTGCTCGAAGAAGCCTACAACGCCGTGCGCGCCAAGATCGAAGGCGACATCACCAACGTGCCGCTCTATGAAGCCACGTTCTAACTAACTCCCTGCAACACCCCGTCGCCGTCCTCTCACCAAAACTGTCCGGCGGCGGGCTCTAACGAGGCATACAGCACATGCAAATCGAAACTTACATCATCGTCGCCGGCCTGCTCCTGGGCTGGATTGCGACCGCTTTCTTCCTGATCAAAGCGAGCAAGAAAGCCTTTGCGCGCGGCTTTGATCGTGGCGTCAACCTGGCCCGCGAGCAGCATGCCGCTTCGCCTGCCTGCACCATCGACGACCACGAACTGATGACGAAGATCACCACGTCACTGGGACTAGCCGTGGAAACCTGGCAAGCCTTCCCAGGGACAGAAATCATGGTCGCCAGGGTGAACAAGCAGCGCCGACAGTTGACCGCCTTCGCCGCGAAGATGTGGTTAGCGGCCTACCCTGCGCCACTCAATGCGGAGGATGCAGCATGAAAACAATGTGCATCTACCACGGCAACTGCGCCGACGGGTTCGGCGCAGCATGGGTTGTTCGCAAAGCGCTTGGTAACGATGTCGAGTTCGTTCCAGGCGTTTACGGCCAAGAGCCGCCAGACGTGACAGGGAAAGACGTTGTCATCGTAGATTTCAGTTACAAGTACGACGTGCTTCGGGCGCTGGCCACCTCGGCTAACAGCATCATCGTGCTTGACCATCACAAAAGCGCTGCCGATGACCTGATACGCTTTGAACAATTCCACGCAGGCGTTGAAGAAGACGCATACCGGGACGCCGGGCCCCAATTACTTGGCTGGAAAACCGCACACGAATTTGCTCGTAAGAAAAATTGCCCGGTAATTGCCTGCTGCTTTGATATGAACCGCAGCGGCGCAATGCTCGCCTGGGATCACTACTTCCCCGACCAAGAGCCGCCGCAACTGCTGCGCCACATCGAAGATCGTGACCTGTGGCTGTTCAAGTTGGATGGCACCCGAGAGATTCAAGCCAACCTCTTTAGCTACCCGTACGACTTCGAAGTCTGGGATCAGCTTATGGCTGCCGACGTCCAGACCCTTCGCTCAGATGGAGCAGCGATCGAGCGCAAACATCATAAGGACGTGGCCGAGCTGGTCGCCGTAACGAAACGTCGCCTGGTGATCGGCGGGTACGACGTACCGGCAGCGAGCCTGCCCTACACATTGACAAGTGACGCAGGCGCCTTGATGGCCCAGGGCGAGCCATTTGCCGCCTGTTACTGGGACACACCGAACGGTCGCTCATTCAGCCTTCGAAGCACGGATGACGGTGTGGATGTGTCGGAGATCGCCGGCCAATACGGCGGCGGTGGCCACCGTAATGCCGCAGGGTTTCGCGTTTCGTTTGACCATGAACTCGCCGGCGCGAATCCCACTGGAGATGCAGCATGACCTGGATCCTCACCCAAAGCGGCCAGCAGTTCGACCTGCTGCGCCCTACCGCATCTATGATCAAACCGGTGGATATCGCTCACGCCCTGTCGCGCCTGTGCCGATTCAACGGGCACACCCGCGCTCACTACAGCGTGGCGCAACACAGCCTGATCGTTGCCAGTCTGGTACCCGTCGAACACCAGCTGGTGGCGCTGCTGCACGACGCGACCGAAGCCTACATCGGTGACATGACACGCCCGCTCAAGGCCGTGATGCCTGAATACCAGTATGTCGAACAACAGATCTGGCTCGCAGTGTGCGATCGGTTCGACATCCCAGCCGACCTACCCGACTGCGTGAAGAAGGCCGACATGGTTGCCCTGGCCACTGAGCGGCGCGACTTGATGCCAGAGCACCCTGGCGAGCGGGATTGCTTACGAGGCGTCCAACCGATGAAGGAGACCATCGTCCCGTTTTCAGCGGAATCCGCTTCAATAATGTTCTTCTCACGATTGATGGAGCTGATGCAGAGCAATCATCGCCGGAGGTACGCGGCATGACTATCACTACCCCCGTCATCCGCTACCACGGCGGTAAGTTTCGGCTTGCACCGTGGGTCCTGCAGCACTTCCCTGCGCATAACTGCTATGTCGAATCGTTCGGTGGCGCCGCAGGCGTTCTGATGCAGAAAAGCCGCAGCTATGCCGAGGTCTACAACGACATGGATGGCGATATCGTCAACCTGTTCCGCGTGTTCCAGGCCGAGCAATCGCGCACCGCCCTGGCCGAGCTGCTCGTGCTAACGCCCTACTCGCGCGAAGAGTTCGAACTGGCATGGGAACCCACTGACAACCAGATCGAACGCGCCCGGCGAACTATCATCCGCGCCCAGATGGGCTTCGGATCCGCAGGTGCAACTAAGGGCATCACCGGCTTTCGCATCGACACGAAGCGAAAATACGGGACGGCCCAGTCCCTATGGACCAAATACCCAGAACAGATCGCCGTGATCGGCCAACGACTGGCAGGCGTGCTGATCGAGAACCGTCCTGCAATCGATGTGATTAAAGCCCATGACGATATCGGCACTCTGCACTACGTCGACCCACCCTATATGCATGGCACTCGCTACAAGAACGCCGTGTCCGGACGTTATTACCGCTACGAAATGACCGATGCCGACCACCGCGAATTGATCTACACCCTGCTTGAGGCTAAGGGAATGGTTGCCCTGTCTGGGTACGACAGCGAGATCTATCGCGAGCTGCTCACCGGCTGGTCAATGAACAGCACCAGCGCACGCATATCGGCAGGCCGAGGGACCAGCAGCAGGCAGGAATGCTTGTGGCTGAACCCTGCGTGCATGAATGCCCTTCACCGGTCAGGCTTACAACTTGGAGCAACGGCATGATGGAATTTCAAAGCGAAACTCTGACCGAAGAAGAGCTGGCCACCATCACCGGTTATCAAATTCCATCCAAACAAATCCAGTGGTTGACCGACAACCACTGGGAGCATGTTTTGACTGGCGCCCGCCGGCCGATAGTTGGGCGGGTCTATGCTCGGATGAAACTGGCAGGTGTCACGCCTTCCGCCGTGAACCCAGCGGCCGAAACCTGGACGCTCGACCTGGCGAACGTGAGCTGATCAATGCGCCAGAAATCGACAGCCAACCGTGATCTACCACCGCGTATGATCCGACGATGCCAGCCACGCAAGAACGGCACGACCTGGGTCGGGTACTACTACAACGGCAGGGACGCCAACGGCAAAAGAAAGGAGATTCCCCTGGGCGGCGACCTGGACCAGGCGAAAGTGGAATGGGCAAGGCTGGAGCGAAGAGCCCCACCGAAGCCCAGCCACTTGCTGGGCTTTTTGTTCGACCGGTACGTGAAAGAGATCATCCCGACCAAGGGGTTACGTACCCAATCCGACAACATGAAGGAACTCAAGCAGCTCAGGAAAGCATTTGAGAAAGCCCCGATTGACTCGATCACCCCTCAGGTGGTGGCGCAGTATCGGGACGCCAGGACCGCGAAGGTCAGGGCCAACAGGGAAATCGCGCTGCTGTCGCACATGTTCACCATCGCGCGCGAGTGGGGCCTGACCAACAACGCCAACCCTTGCTTCGGCGTGCGCCGCAACAAGGAGACCCCACGGGATTATTACGCCGGCGATATAGTGTGGAACGCCGTCTACGACGCGGCGGTGCAGGAACTCAAGGACGCCATGGACATGGCTTATTTGACCGGCCAGCGCCCAGCCGACGTGCTCGCGGTTGCCACCACCGACCTGACCGCAGGGTTCTTAATGGTCAAACAGGGAAAGACCGCCAAGAAGCTTCGCCTACGCCTGGAAGATGACGGCGTGCAGTCCGGGCTGAGCGCCTTCATCAACGACCTGCAGGAGCGCCGCGCACTCAACGGCATCAGAACATCGCGACTGATCACCAACGCGTCCGGCCTGCGAATGAGCCAGCAGATGCTACGCAATCGCTGGGACGATGCCCGCGAAAATGCCGCGATCAAGGCAGGAGCCGCCGGCGATGAGGCTCTGGCCATACTGATCCGCCAGTTTCAGTTCAAAGACATCCGACCGAAAGCCGCGAGCGAAATCGAGCTGACACACGCCAGCCGCTTACTTGGCCACAGCACCGAAGAGATGACCAAGAAGGTTTACCGCCGTGTCGGTGAGATCGTAAACCCCACGAAATAG